CCATTTAAATTAAAGAAAAATGGCGTACAAAAGCATTGGAATTTATTTGGTATCCATGTATAGTGCGCAACCTTGAAGAGCGCCTGTAGCTCAGCTGGATAGAGTACTCGGCTACGAACCGAGCGGCCGCACGTTCGAATCGTGCCAGGCGCACCAAATAAGCAATTAAATCAAGCAGTTATGAGTCTCTCATAACTGCTTTTTTTATGCATCCCCCCATAGAAGGGGTATCCCCCCATAGATTTCTAAAATATTCTAACTATTTTCTTTTTAGTGGTGTTATTTCGGTTGGTTTTCTTCGGTAGAATCGCTGGGTCGTTTCGGTTGAGGCGTGACCTAAACGTTCGCTGGCTTCGCTTAGTGTTGCGCTGTCGCTTGCAACTTTGGCTCTGAGATCGTGTTCGTGGAAACGTTCTGTTACTTTGGTTAGTTCGATCACTCTGTCCATGTAGCGCTGCCAGATTGAATCAAATGCATTGCACTTCATTGTTTTTTCATTGAAGTAGGGCTTGCCTTGCCGGGTAACGAATAGATAAGTGTTTCCTACGCGGCGTGGAGGCAGCTTTAAAATTTCATCGGTTAATTCTTTGAGTTCATTTGTCCAGGTAATGATTAACCGCTTGCCCGTAGTATTTTTTGTTTTTTGTCGCTGGCTATGAATGCCGTCTTCTTTTAAGTCACTTAACTTTAATTTTAATAAATCTATTCTGCTAAAACCTGTCATTAGTTTTAGTTCAATGTAGAGTTTTATTAAGTTAACCGCTTTAGATGTTATTTTCGGTTTTAAGTTTAAGCATTCATGTATTTCCCAGTCTTCGACTAATCGTTTGCGTGAGGCTGAGCCTTCTAGTCGGATCTGCCCCATAAGTGGATTGACGTCTATCACGCCCCATTTAACGCACATGGTTAGTGTGTGGCGCAGCACTTGTATGTCGTGCTTTGCGGCGGTTTTACCGCGTGTTTTCGCGGCTATATCGTAATATTTATAAGCGTACTTGGGTAATATTTTATCGGGTTCTATGTTTGCAAAAACGGGACGTAATTTTTTTATGCTAATTAAATTTGATTGTTGGGTGTTGTGCGCTTTGTTTGGGATAACTTCTAAACAATAGCGATCGAAGGCTTGCTGCATTGTATGCACATCTTCGGCGTTTTGCTGAATGCGTTTTGACCATTCTTTGTAGGCTTCGGATATAGTTCGACCAAGCTTAAATTCTTTTTTATTGTCCCATTCAGATTCTAATCCTGGTGGAACACGATAATAATAAGCACCGTAGCGGTATCTCCAGCGTTCTGGTAACGGCTTGTTTTCTTTGTTGCGGTTTTTAGGTGCCATTAGTTTGCCATCATCCCAAAGTCTGGCTCAATCACTTTTTCTGGTTGGTCGTGATTACAGCCCATCGATGTGTTGTATGCTTCTCTGCTAACAAGGATAGTCCCATCTGGGCGTATTTTAAAGGGAATGCTCATTGCGGCCAACACTAACGCTTGTTTTTGGCGATGAGTTTTACCGGTAATATCCTTTATTTCGGCTAATGTTAGGTTGAGTTTTTGCATTGGCGCTATTTCAACACTCCGCTCGTCTAATAACATTATTGGCGTTGACTAGGTTCGCTTTAATAAGGGCTGCGGCGACAACTGGGCTAACGCTGTTGCCGCACATTCGTACTTGAGCGACTTTTGTTAAGGGTTTGCCGTTGTATGTTGGGTTAATAATGTATTCGTCTGGAAAGCCTTGAGCGCGATAAAGTTCGCGTGGCGCTAACATCCTCATCCCAATATCGGCAATTTGATAATCTTGGCCTTCGACTGTTACTAAGCCGAAACGATCTCTGGATGTGACTGTGTGCATTGGCTCACTAAGTCGTGGGTCTTGATCTGTTCCGTAATACTTAACTAAGAATGCGCGTATTTCACCAATATGGGTACCGCCGGCGGTTAATGTTGGAATGGGTTTGTTTACGTCTTGCCCGAACTGGTTATTTCTTAGTTGTAGCAAGTGACTGCTTACCAGTGAATGATGATCTATTGATGTAATGGTTCCTATTGGCTGTTTTACACCATGACCGACTACGCCGCTGTAATGTTTTGCGAGAAAAGCGGATACTAAGGCAAAGTGGCCCCCTTTTACTTGCGCGCAAATTGTTCTGAGCGGTTCATCTGTAGGCATGTTGCGTTGGTTTGAGCCGTTTGCGTGTTCGGTAATGAATGATGGAACGATAAAAGGTTTATCTGAGTTGATCACGTAACGCTGCATACCTTTTGCTATTCTTGTTAATGTTTTTTCTGCAAGCGGTCTTTTTATTTTAAGTTTTTTATTTTTAACGTCTTCTTTAGTTAAAAATATTGAGTGAATTGGAGTAGTCCAATCAATGCAGTCCGCTGCGGTGTTGTAGGGCTTTAGGCCTTTTTCTTTTCCGTGTGTGGCTTCTGGCCATGTGATGGGTTGTCCGTCACATCGAGCAATTAAGAATAATCTTTTGCGTATTGTTGGGGCGCCATAATCGCATGCGCGTAGTTCGCGCCATTCAACCTGGTAGCCTAGTTTTTCAAAGTCGCGTACAAAGCGTCGAAACGATAATCCTTTGCGAATGGGGCAGGGTTTATTATTTTCAAGCAGTGGACCCCAGTCTTGAAACTCTTCGACGTTTTCTAAAAAAATGATTCTGGGCTTTACAAGTTCTGCCCATTTTATTGCGACTCTGGCCAAGCCTCTTACTTTTTTATCTACCGGTTTACCGCCTTTTGCTTTGGAAAAGTGTTTGCAGTCTGGGCTAAACCAGGCAAGGCCAACGGGTTTGCCTTTGCATACTTCGATAGGGTCAACCTCAAAAACGTCTGACATATAATGTTTTGTTGTTGGATGGTTTGCTTCGTGCATTGCAATGGCTTCTGGGTCGTGATTGATTGCGACATCAATCGAATGCCCTGTTGCTATTTCAAACCCCATGCTTGCGCCACCACCACCGGCGAAATTGTCTATATTGATTTCGTCTTCGAGTGATAACCGTAATTGTGGTGATCTTTTCCAGCTGAATGGTTTTACATCTTTACTTTTCATCTTTAGACCACCATGAATTTTCAAGTTCTTTTTTCCAGATTAAAGCGCACTTGCCTGGGTGCGTTAGCATTAGCCATAAAGCGATTACTGGGAATAATGTCCACAAGACAAAAACGACAAAAGCAATATTTATTTTTTTCATCATTTATATCGGTGCGCCTACTCTTATGAAGCTTTTTCTCATGCTAAAGCCTCTAAAGGGCTAATAACGCCGCATGCGCCGGTAATTGCCACGTGGGTATAAATCATCGTTGTACTTAAATCTTTGTGTCCGAGCAGTTGTTGTATTGTCCGTATATCTGTGCCGCTCTCTAATAAGTGAGTTGCGAAGCTGTGTCGTAATGTGTGACATGATATTTTTTTATCTATGCCAGATGTTACGACTGCATGCCGTATGGCTTTTTGAACCGCTGTGTGGTGTATGTGGTGTCGGCGAACTTCTCCTGTTTCTGGAACTGGACCTACGCGACTTGCTTGAAATAAAAACTGCCATTTAAACTCATAAGGTGCATTTTTATATTTTTTTGCAAGTGCGTCAGGCAGATAAACCGAACCATAGCCACTGGCTAAGTCATTGTTATGGTTTCTTTTTGCCAGCTCTATTTGTTGTTGCAAAGGTTCAGTTAATGATGACGGCAACATTACTGCACGATCTTTATCACCTTTGCCTGCGCGGACAGTAATTGTTTGTCTTTCAAAATCAATATCTTTAATTCTTAAGCGTAAAACTTCCATTAGCCTTAAGCCAGATCCATATAATATGCTCGCAATTAACCAATGAGTACCTTTGGTGTGCGATAGTAAGATTGACGTTTCATTTTTTGAAAGCACGACAGGTAAACGATGTGGTTTTTTAGCTCGCTTGAACTGAGAGAAGTCACCCAAAGGTTCTTTTTTTACATCGCGATATAAAAATACAACAGCGTTGAGCGCAACATTTTGAGTTGCTGCAGCAACGTTTCTTTTTGTCGCTAAGCGAGAAAGGAATGCATTAATTTTATCTTCAGTTTCCGGCCATGGATTTTGAATACAGAAACGCGCATAATCTTGAATCCAATAAATATAGGCTTCCTCTGTACGGCGGGATAAATGCCGAATACGACAAGCTTCATGTATCTTTTCAATGAGTTGTTTACCATTCATCATTTTTATCCTGCTGTGATAGGAAGCCAAGCGGCTTTCTAATACCTGTTATGTGTTACAAGCCTACGTACTCTTGCAGCTTATTAAATTGATCTTCTGTTATATAAATATCCGATTGCCGCCAATTACCATCATCGTGCGACATAAAAGAATATTGGTTTTCAACGGTATCAATAAAACTTCTGCCGTCATCATCGAACAGGCAAATGTATCTTTTAGTTTCATAATCCTCGCAAGCGGGAGCATGGTTGCTTGGTGCAAACCTTCCGTTTTGTGTTTCCTCCCAAGTTCTTCTCATCGTTCTGCAATTACACATAACAATTCTCTCCAGGTTGATTGCTCTTTCGCTACGCTCAGTCGCAACAACTGAGCAGCGCCGTTATATTTCAAAGTATCTCGTTGAACATGTAATCAGGGTCGTCATCATCACAATCACATGCGCTGTCACACATACCCCCAGCCATCACGCCGTTACATGGGCGCATCTGTCCGCATTCAGGGCAGCAAGTACACTGCTTCAACCATTCGTTAATTACATATTGCGGTGTTTCTGGCTCATCACTACTCATAAGTCACCTATAATTAATAAAAAATATAACAAGGCAGTTAAGCCGCTACGCTCGGACTTTTAAAAGCGGCGTTTCACTTGCTTTTAAAATCCGCTTACTTGGTCGTTATGCCTCTTGTGCTGCACGTTCATCAAGCAACTGGCAACGAAGGAAAATATGGTATGCCTTATCATTCTCAGAATTTGGCGTTGTTATGTATCCTAAATCTTCTCCATTAATAATAAACTCGCCGCGTTCTTTAGCTAGGCGTTGCCACTTTTCTAGTTGCTGACTTAAATACATAATCCGGTCGCGGCCAGCCAGACAAACAGGCTCATGATCTAAATCTGTGCGCATTAACATTCTAACTTTGCTGGCCACTTCAATGTCGCTGAGGTTGCCCATACACATGGTTTCTTTTTTAATTTCGTCGCCTGTCATTCTTTATCTCCATGCCTTGCATAACAAGGCGTTTAAAATGGATTGCGCAAAAGCGGCGCAACCCTTTAACTTAACGGTTATAAGTCACTCGTTATCTTGAAAGTAAACGGCTCATTTGGTTTTTCGTGTTCGCGTATCGCGGCGTCTAGCTCTCGTAAATCTTCAATAATTTGTGACTCAGCAAATTTTTCTAGGCTTACAAAATAGTTTTTGTTTTTTGTTGAGTCGTTTCCGGTAACTATGTAGCCGTTGTCAATTCGCTCTATTGTTACATCAATATTCATCTTGCCTCCGTGGTAACGCCTTATAACAAGGCGTTCAAAAAGGACGCCAAAAAGCGGCGCTTTTTAACTTAATCGTTATGTGTCTGTCTTAAAGCAAAACTGGACATCGTGAATATCATCGACATCTTCACCATTAATTACACCAGCCTTAACTTCAAACCAGCATTCTTCAGCTTTAGCCGTTACGGCATAATCAACCTTTCTATTTAAGGCTTCTGTGAGTGCTTCTCGAATTTCATCGTCATTCAATCTAATTTCCACTTTTCATTCCTCAGTTAAAAACATAACAATTCATTCAATTTGACGCCGTAAGCGCCGCTCTTTTCTCTGGTCAATCTGTGGCGCAAATTAACAGCGCCGTTAGGGGTCGTCAGTATCATCTTTGACCTGCTTCGCGAACTCATCGAAAGTAGGGAGCCGCGACATTGAACCTAACAGAAGCTCTCTCACCTCTTCATCGTTGATTTCGGTTTTTGTTGGTTCTATTGTTTTCGGCTCAGATAGCCAAAATCCGCGAGAACGCCCGGATACATCCTCAACCCATATATACATCGCCCCGTTAATTTCGCGTCTGGCTGGGGTGACAGACGGGTTCTCCTTCATGTAATTGAGGTATTCTGTAAAGACCGCGTATTTCTCATAAGACATCATCTTCATATAGCCCTCGTTAATTTATTTACACCACAAAACCCTAACAATTAATTCCACGGGATGCACTCGCTAACGCTCGTTTTCCCGTGAACATGGGCGTTAATTGCCTTTAATGTCTGAATATATTTTCAACATCAAAGTCATATCACGCATCATGTTTACAGTAACCAACTGCATCGCTAGCGCAAATGCGCCAGCTTGTGCAATTGCAACGGCTTTAGCTTGCTTGTCTGTAAGCTGATGTGTTTCTTTTTTAATTCTTTTTTCCCACATGCTTTGCAGGTGGGCGTGGCTGCTTGCCATACCCCATAATTGAGCTTCGTTACTTATTGCGATAATCAGTAAGTTATTTAGCATTGCTTGCTTCTTGTTTGAGTGTGTTTTCTTTTTCTAAAAACTTTTTTGTTTGTTTTAGTGTGCACGGAAAATCGTCAGGCGAGCCTTGTTCAACAAAAACGGTTAGGCAACTTAGGTGGTACATTGCTTCTTTATATCGCTGTTCTATGTTCTGTTGGCTGCTCATTTTTAATTACCTGGTGTTGTTGTTTTATTAAATTTTCTATCCACTCAACCCCTTTTACGGTGACGATGGTTTTTGCGTATAGCTTTTCGCCTACTTCGGGGTGGTTCCAGCTGCCTGAATCTACTTTTAAGTAACCGTTATCGATGTATCGTTGATAGGGCAGGTTGTTTTGATTTAGGACTTTTTTCTCTCTGAGTAACTTAAATAATTTTTTTGAGCCGATGCCGACGATCTTGGCGGCTTCTTGCATGGTTAAAGTATTCAAGTGCGCAGCCATTAGTTTTTGCTTTCTACTGGGTTGCAGGGTAGGCCGCTTAACTGGTCTTTGCGTTTTGGGACTTTCACAAACCCCATGTTGCCTTGTTCGCTGCGAGTGACTAGGAATCGCTGGCGGTCGTTGCCGTCAATACGGGTTATTGCGGGGTAGTCGCGTAGCATTTGGAGCGCCTGATTTATGGTTACGCTAGGGTGTAAAGTGATCATGTTGCTCATAATGTTTTTCCCTTTGTTGTTTACATTCTGCAATAGCATAATGCTAATGTAGTGCAGTTTGCTAAAGCCGTCAATAGCATTTTGCTAAGTTTTTATTTTTTTTCTTTATGTATACTTTTAAATTCCATATATAAGGAGGGTGTATGAATAAGGATGCAGATGGCCAACCGGGCTTTGGGATACATTTTCATAACAATAAAGAAAAGGCGCTTGCTGAGTTAATGGGGTTTTGTCAGGGCGTTACTGCGGACAAGGCTTTGAATGAGATTGAGGCGGCTTTATTGGATGCCTGGCTACGAAGTAATGAGCTATGGTTAAAGAGTGATCCGGATTTTTTTGATTTGTTGGATTTAACTACGGATATTTTGGCGGATGGCAGGGTTTCTGTTGATGAGCTGGAAGATCTGTTGGGGTTGCTTAATATAGTGTTAGAAAATGAGTCTGATGATGGCTTATATTCTGCTGATGATGCGATTACTCGGTTAACTGGTATTGCGCGAGGTATGACGGCTGATCACGTGCTGAATGATAAAGAAATTAAAAACCTTTCTCGCTGGCTTCGTCGATGTGGTGAATGGAAAGATAGATGGCCTCTTAGTGTAGTTGTTTCAAACGTTCATAATATTCTAAAAGACGGCATTATTACTGACGAAGAACGAAATCATTTGCATGGGGTGCTTGTTGACTTGATTGGTGGGCATGTGACCGAACACGGTGAGGTTTCTGGGATGTCTGTTCGCTTAGGGATGGATGAGCCGGATTGCGTTGAGTTTGATGGAAAGGTGTTTTGCTTTACCGGTAAGTTTATTAAGGGCTCGCGTAAAACGTGCGAGAACCTAACGACAGAGCGGGGCGGTAATACTTGCAAAACGGTTGTAGTTAAGCTGGATTATTTGGTTGTTGGCGCTTTATCCAGTCGGGACTGGGCAAATACTTCTTTTGGTCGAAAAATTGAAAAGGCACAAGAACTAAAAGAAAGCGGAAGGGGCGTTTCAATAATCAGTGAAGAGGTCTGGGTAAACTCTTTATAGTTGTTTATCGGTTTTTCATCTGTTTTGATATGTCTAAAAAGTCGATAACTTCGGCTTTCATTTTGTTCTCTGTGTTGGGGACGCCTTGTCCTTCTTCTAGCTGCCTTAAATAGCGCTCTTTCATTCGCCTAAAAAGCTCCATTTTATCCTTTGGGGTCAGCTTAATATCAAGCTGATGCTGAAATTCGTCCACGAACTCAAAAGCTTTTTCTTCGGATAGGCTTTCTGGGTCTGGAGTGTATGCTAGCGGCCGTTCTTCGTTTACGCCGAATGTTAATTGGCTGTGATTAACGTCCATATAGCCGGCGGGTAAGCCTGCTTTTTCCTCGATTCTTCTGGCGATAATGCTGCCCATTGACCTGTATTCGCTGATTATCTGGCTAACGTGAGCCGGTGCCATATCAACAGAGTCGGCAAAGGCTTGCTTGCTGTCATAATTTTTAAGCAGCTCAACCAGGTTTATTCGTCGAATATCTTTCGTTTCCATAGGCTCCATCGTAGCAAATTGCTATTATTTACACTATTAGCAAAAAGCTATTGCATTAGTTTAGCATTTTGCTATTATTGGTTCATGAATCTAAAAAAATACATTGAAACATACGGCACGGCCACAGCTAAAAGGGTGGCGGAAGAGGCGGGTACTAATTATGCCTATTTGTCTCAAGTTGCATACGGTCATCGCAAGGCTGGGGCTTTGTTGGCTCAAAAAATCAGCCAATCGACTAATAATGAAGTCCAGCTTCACGAAATACGCCCGGATATTTACTTGCAGTCTGAACAGGGCGCAGCATGATTTATTCTCTGTCCATTGCGTCCATAAACGTTTCTAGTGTTTCGGCGCATTCGGGCTCGGTTGTTTTGGCATTTTCCAATTTCTTTTCTAACACGTTCATAAACTCGCGTTTGGCGATTTCATTCATTTGGCTGTATGCATCGCTTAGTGCGCCGAGTAAAAAATATAAATGGCTGTTGTCGTGGTCGAGTTCATCAATTCGGTCTTTGGCTGTTTTGGTTGTCATATTTATCTCTTTTTTTAAGTTCGCAATTCAAAGTGTAGCTTTGTTTTTGCTTTTTTTACATCTTACAACGGCTTGGTATTTTTGCTAGGCGAAATTTGGGGGAAGTCACTATGGATGCTCATGATATTGATTCTTTAGATCAGGCGGCGTATGAAACGGTTCATGATTTTGTTGATTCTAACACGGGTAAAAAGGGGGCGATTGGCGTGGCGAACATTACAGGTATGCGTCCGTCCACTGTTCAAAATAAAGCAAGCCGGACTGATTTTTTGGCAAATTTTAATATTAAAGAAATGCGAACGGTGATGTTGGCAACTAACGATTTCAGAATGCTTGAAACAATGAATCGGGATTGTGGGTTTGCGATGACTGCATTACCCACGTTAGATAGATTTTCAAGTGATATGGACCTATTGAGTGAGTGGGCGGATTGGCAATCAGAAGTTGCTAAAACAGGTCAACGTATAAAAGAAGCTTTATCCGATGGAAAGATTACGCAAGCAGAAGTCGCAGAAATAAGAAAAGAAGTTGTTAAGGATTATAAAGAGGCACTTGAGATGGCATGCGTTCTTGAAGATATGGCTGAACCAGAGGACAACGTGGCTCATTTTAAAAAGGCTGACTAAGTGGCTAACCAATTAAGCACAAGAGCAATGGTGTTGATGGTTCTCGAAGAAAACCCAGAGGGCTTGGATTTTGATTCGCTTTATGATGAGTGTGGCTATACAGGTTTAAAGATTGCCTTTGAAAGCTTGTTAAGTAATTTAAAAAGAAACGCAAATATTTATGTGTGGCTTGGTCGCTTTCATCATGCGAAGTATCTAAACGAAAAAGAAAAGGTGAAGCGTGTTAATGCTAAAGCAAAAGCGAAAAAGGTTTCGGCTTCGTTAAACAGGGCAATTAAAAAAATAAATACAGACTTGCCGGCAAAAATGATTGTAATAGATCAGCTTATGGTCAACGTTCGGCCTGAGCAGGCGATTGTCTTGAGCAGAATTAAATCGGCATTAGAGTATGTCTCTAATGCCGGTATATGAGACTGATGTAATTCATAAGATATTACACGACCAGCGGGATTATTTTTTAGATTGTTTGGCAGGTGAAATTTTAAGTCGATTTGATACGCCTGCATTGCGTAATGATTTTTTAAGGCGAATGCATGAGCAGCGTTTAGGGCCAAAGCAGATATATAAAAAACAGGCCGATGCATTTATTGAGGATTTAAAGGAAAGGATTAAAAGAATTTGGGCATCGAGAAAAAATTAGAATCTATACAGAAGCTGGGTTATCACACAACGATTGATGTTGATGCTCAGGGGCATGTTGTTGCGGGTGTTTATTATAAGCCTGATGCAATGGGTATGAGCGCTTCTGTTTTGGTGCCGGCTCATATTACGGGTAATGATGTTGATGAGGTATTAACTGAAATTTTAAAGCAACTAAATAAAAAAATGGTAACGGAGGGTAAGTCATGACGTGGCATATCGCAGTGTTAGTAGGTTTAGTTCTTGTTCTATCAGTATGTTTTATGGGGTTTTGTTTTGTTAAAGCATTAAATTAGTTTGTTGATAATGTGCTGATTATCGGTAGCAGCTCGGCGTCTGATTACAGCCAAGCTATGGCCGTTGAGTCAATGTTTAGCGAAGATGCTTCAATATTACACCAGTTTAACCAACCTTTTGTTTGTGACGCTAATGAAGATGAGTATGAACATTGCTCGGTGGGTTAACTCAATGAAAGGGTTGGTTGTTAGTTGCATTTCTTTTATGTCCGCAAATTATATTTATCAGTGGTTTCAGGTTACGCCTGATTATATGTTGGCATTTGATAGGACTCGGTTTCAGTTTGTAATTGTTTTATTTATTTTATTTAAAATAAGAAACGGGTTTAAACCTTAAAGCATGGCTTTTCAGACATATAAAGATCCAACGCTAGATAAGGTTGTGAACGATGATATGAGAGCCAAGGGTTGTATTGCCTGTAAAAAATATCAGTACATGGTTGATCGGTTCCGGTGCTCTGTTGGCAAACATTTACCAGGCTGCAAACGTGAACGAAATGGGTTTGTTTTGAATGAGGGGTAAGAAATGATATGGATTTATTTAGTTCCGCTGTTGGGTTTTGTTGCCGGTTTTTCATTAGGGAAATTAATAAGCGTTAAAAATATAACTGTGACTTTGCAGGTTGAAAACGAGCCTTTTACTGACGCTAAAATTAATCAGTTAATGCAATCAATTGATAAAAAGATAAGTGACAACGATATAAAAAGATAACCCCTTAGATGTGTTGCAGCCGATCGAGCTTGATTAACTAAGGAACAAAATAATGGACGAAGAAACCAAAGAGCAAGAAGTAAACGATGTATTAGGCGGTAAAAACGAGCGACTTGTTAGTGCTTTGCGTTCCTATTTAGAGCTACCGGAAAGCGTTGTAACAGATGCGGAACTGCTAAAGCAAACAAAAGGAACTTTATCTAGGTGTGCAGTAGAGATCGACATAGCAAAAAAGGATTTAGCGAAAGTAGCTGCACCAGTTATTAATAAGATAGCGAAAGATATAGATAACGCATTTTCAAAAAATAGATACAGGCACTAACAACAGAATATGTGGGCGTGCAAGGTATGGTTTCAATAAAAATAGGCGGTTAATGAAAAAGAAAATAAATAATTTTACTGAATGTTTAAAACGCATTGATACCTGCGTGACAGGCTGCCTGAACTGCCCATACTGCCCGGCAAACTTCAAAGAGCAGGCACAATGAAAACCACAGCTAAGTACCGGTGAGCGAGGTCAAACAAATGGATAAACAAGATTACATAGCGGTTTTAAGCGGCAACGATTTAGATGATCAGCTTATTAAAGCAATCGAAGGACAGGGTTATCTATTAATGCGAATAAATAAATACGAAGGCCACACTACACATCATTTTTCCAAAAAAATAAAATCTGTAAAAGATAAAAATACAAATAACAATGGCGCAACAACAATCTGCTTACGTGGGCAGCCAATAATAAATACGAATGTGGTTCTCAACACACTAAAAAAAGAAATTGAGCGTGGCGATAAAGTTTTATTTAAGCCAGAAGGTGGTATTAATTGAGCGTTCCAATGCTTGAGAAAGGCTATACGCGCATTGCTAACGAATTGTTTGAAGCAATACTCAAACACCCTTTTTCTAAGCGTGAGCTTAATGTCGTGCTCTCTGTGATACGAAAAACATACGGCTATAACGGTAAGAAGCATGATGCTGTTTCTGCGGTTCAGATAGCTTCTATGACGGGTATTGACCGTTCTCATTTATCGAAAACAATTAATGATCTGATTGATAAAAACGTTTTTGTAAAAAAAGGCAAGGGTCGATTGAGTCATGGGAAACACATCAAATCAATAGGTATAAATAAGCGTTACAAGATGTGGTTGACTGTAGCCAAAACAGCCCCAGTTATAGAAAAAGACTGTAGCCAAAACAGCCACAGAAGTGTAGCCAAAACAGCCACACTCACTGTAGCCAAAACAGCCCATACAAAAGAAAAGAAAGAAAAAAGAAAGGGGGAATCTTTAATAAAAAAATTCAAACAACAGGTAAAAAGTATTTCTCCTGACGATGATGAATATAGTGTTTGTAGAAAGATTGGTTTGGAGTTAGATATTAATCCGTTCGATAGAGAACCTGCAGACGATTATGTGGACAGGGTAAAAAATGCACTCCACTAACATGCCTGATTACTATTCTTTTCATCAAGGTGATTCTGAGTCGCCAAATATTTATAGCCTAGAAGCTGAGCAAAGTGTTTTAGGATCTTTGTTGATTGATGACAGATTATTTGATGAGGTTGAAATAAAATCTTCTGATTTCTCACAAACATGGAATCAGTTAATTTATGAAACGATGATAGAAATGTCTAACAATAAAATTCCTTTTGATGTTGTCACGCTAAGTGAGTACATGGGGGATGAGGTTAATATGGTTGGAGGTATGGCTTATTTGGGTAGGTTAGCTAAAGACACTCCAACAACAGCAAATGTTCAGGCTTATGCGAAGATAGTAAAAGATAAATCTGCTTTAAGACGACTTTCAAGGTTAGGCTCAAATCTTGTCAGGCAGGCACATTCAAATGAAAAGGCAGAAATTATTATTGATGAGGCGCAAGCCGGTGTTTTAAGTTTGGATGATGAGGGTGGGAAGAATGTTTTAAATATATCTGAGATTTTACCCGGTGTTATTGATGCACTTGATGAGCGTTTTCAAAACGGAGGAGAAACGGTTGGGTTATCAACAGGATTTGGAAGTTTTGATGATATTACTCTGGGGTTATGCGATAGCAATTTTATTATTGTTGCGGGGCGCCCCTCTATGGGGAAGACGACTTTTACAACAAACATTGCAAGGCATGTTGCGATGAGCGGGACAGCAAGTTTACTTTTTTCAATGGAAATGCCGTCAGACGAAATTGTTCTCAGGGAAACGGCGGCTATAGGAAAGATAGATTTAACTAAATTGCGGAAAGGTAATCTTGATGATAATGATTGGCCTAAGCTAACAACGGCTGTTGGTAAGTTGAATAATGTAAATTTTTTAATTGATGATTCTCCTGCTTTAACAGTTGGGCAGGTTCGTTCAAGGGCTCGTAGAGCAGTTAAAAAATATGGTGTGGGTTTAATTGTTATTGATTATTTGCAGTTAATGATTGGGGACGGGGAAAACCAAACGCATTCTATCGAGTTAATTTCAAAAGGTTTAAAGAGCTTGGCTAAGGAATTAAAGATACCCGTTATTGCTTTATCACAATTAAACAGAGATCTGGAAAAGAGGCCAAACAAAAGACCGATGATGTCAGACCTTAGACAGTCTGGAGCAATTGAGCAGGATGCTGATCTGATTGTATTTATATATCGAGACGAAGTTTATAACAAAGATAGTGCTGACGCGGGTACGGCTGAAATAATTGTGGCCAAACAAAGGAACGGCGAGTTAGGCACATCAAGATTACTTTTTACGGGGAAGTATTGTCGGTTTGATAATTATGGGGATAACAGCGAGGTGTGACTATGAATACATTATTTGAGATTAACTACTAAAACAAATTAAACAGAAGGGTTAAATAAAATGTCAAACGATAAAAAGGTTCAAGTTAACGAGGCTGAGCTAGACCACGATAACAGTCATCTATATTTTCTATTAGGCGCACTTAGTTCGGCGTACAGAAATATGAGTGACAACTCTAAGCGAGAGTATATAAATTCCCTTAAAGAAAAAGAAGGTTCAAAGGATCCTGATGATGCCGAACACATTGAAACACTTAGAAACTTTAGGCATGCCATGGAGAGAGAGTAGGATGAATATCAATTCAACAAAGAGAGCGTTAACTTTATGGGGAGAGTATATGAATGCGCCTGTTATGGGGGGGAAGTGCAAAGGCTATCCTTCTCAGTCATGTGTGCTGTCTGAGGGAATTAGTAAACAGAAGCGAGCCCCAATGATTAGCGCGCCATCTAACTTAGTAAAGGAGGTTGATGTTGCTATGAAACTATTGAGTAGCACTCACCCCATGTTATTTATGGCGCTCAAGTATAAGTACGAGGATAATCAAATTGAAAAGGAGGCAGCAAAGAGCATGAATATTTCGAGAAGTTTATATCAAAACAAAGTATCCAGCGGTGAAATGTTTGTTTTTGCAAGAATATTAAAATAAACACTTGACTGCCTAGGCTCGAAGGCGTATAAATCCTTTAACGTCACACAACTGACACACAAACACAAAGCCCCGCTCACTCAGCGGGGCTTTTTTATTGCCCAGGGGAAAGCAAAGGATGTCAGACAAACTTCAAGTTGCTGGGGCAGTAGCAACCAAGGCGGCATACACAGCGAGTGGCAGCATTACATTCTTTGGTGTTTTTACAGCACAAGAAGCTGCAGCAATATTTGGGATGCTGTTAGGTTTCATAACACTAGCGTCCAATATCTACATCAACTGGTACTGGCGAAAGAAAGCACACGAATTAGAGCTAGAGAAACTAAAGTACCAGCGTGACGACAATGAAGACCATCCTTCATGTTAAAAGGTACTCCCTAGCCATTTGGTCTATACGGGGCTAAGCATCGCGGAATTTTTGCAGATATTTAACCCTATGGGGGGTTCCGGTTCATTGCCCTATCTAATTGGTAGCAAATAAAACAAGAGCTTTTACAGACATTCATTATGGCAACATTAGAATCAATCGCTGCACATCTTGATATGTCAGAACGTAATCTGCGTGACGTTTTAAAAAAAATAAACCTTAACCATCGAACCGCATCTTTAACTGATATTCGCATTGGTTATATTCGCCTTATGCGAGAGCAAGCGGCTGGTCGTGGTGGTACTCATCAAGAGAATGCAGCTAAAGCTAAGATTCGAGAATCAGAAGCTAACGCGCAATTAAAAGAACTCGATTTTTACGAAAAAATTAAATTACTGGTTTCTGTTGAAGAGATAGAACCAATGCTAGATAACTGGGCAGTGTTAGCCCGTTCCGAAGTTAGAAACGCTATGGATAAAATTATTGCAAATTTAGAAAACAAACATAGCATTGAGATTGAACAGGGTTTTATTGATGAATCACTTGGCTCTGCCTTCACAGCTATCGCAAGCTACCCACAAAACATTTCGCAAGATGATATTGAGGGTGGGGAAGAAGTGGGAGCCGCCTCGTAAAAGAGCAACGCTTGAGTGGCTGCGTGAAGAGTATCGCTTACCTTCAGAAGGCGCTGCGTTACCGGGACCTTATAATCCTGACTACGTTCCATACTTATGGGGTATCTTTGCAGCGTTAGATGATATAAAAACTCGCATTGTTGTAACAATGAAAGCGGCACAGATTGGTTGGACGTTTGGTTTAATTGGTTGGGTGGGAAAAAAAATTGATGTTGAGCCATGCCCAATGGTTATTTTGTTTCCGAAGGATGGGGCAGCGCGTGAGTTCTCTGATGAAAAACTTACTCCTGCGATAAAAGCAACACCTGCTTTATCAAGCAAAATTGATGTATCAACTAGCCGCAAGTCTGGGAATAGATCGTTGTTTAAAAATTTTCCCGGTGGTTTTGCAAAGTTAGCTGGTTCAAATTCAATTAGTAATGTGCAGTCAACGCCTGCTCGGATTGTTGTTATTGAAGAGCCCGATCAAACTTGCGATAACGTTAAAGATCAGGGCGATGCTATTCGTCTTGTTAAAGAAAGACAAAAGCGTTTTCGTGATGGGCTGTTGGTCTTAGGCGGGACTCCTTCTGTAAAAGGAGTATCTAGGGTTGAAGAACATATTGAATTATCTGATCAGCGAGTTTTACCTATTGCATGTAATGACTGCGGTGAAAAACATGTTTTAGATTTCGAAAATGTCACGTGGGTTACAAGTGATGAAGGTCAGGCGCATCCGGTATATGGACACGCTAAGCCAGATTCATCAGTTTATGCTTGTCCTCATTGTGGTTCGGTTTGGGATGATTACCAACGGCAACAAAATATAATTAATACTGTTAAGCAGTCGGCATTGGATAAAGATCCAATGTTTGGCTGGGTTCCAACAGTTGAGGTTTCTGGCGGTATCATAGGATTCAAAGAGCTTAATGAGCTTTATGTTTGTATACCTGGTACGTCTTTAGCTGATGTTGTTCGTGATTATCTTGAAGCCTTGCATGATGCAGAGAAAGGTGATCAGTCTGGTTTAATTGTTTTTCAAAATTCAAAGCTTGGCCGGCCTTACGAGTATCAATCAAATGCACCCGCAATGGATGAACTTGCTGACCGCGCAGAAGATTATGAGGAGTTAACAATACCTGAAGGCGGTCTTGTTCTTACTGCCGGTGTCGATGTTCAGCATGATCGATTGGCAATTATTATAGATGCCTATGGTAGAGATGAAGAAAGTTGGACAAGTTATTGCGGTGAGATAGCTGCAAAATCAAGTACTGTTGACATTAAAGATCCCGTTTGGGATGAGCTTGATAAATTATTATTTACCCCTCGCAAACATGTGAAGGGTTTTACAATCAATATGAGCGCCGTTTCCATTGATTCATCAGACGGTCAAACGTCTGACGCGGTTTATCATTATGTAAGAACAAGGCAGCGCCATGGTGTTATGGCGGTTAAAGGTTCATCAAATGATTATGGCAATAGAGAGATATATAGCGCTCCGCGAAAAGTAGATTTTAAAACAAAAACAAAAGCTAGTAAGTATGGGTTGCAGGTTTATATCGTCGGCACATACAAAGCAAAAGATTTATTGATTGGGGATCATGGTCGCATTACTTTACTTGGTAGTGGTGCTGGTCGTATGCACTGGTATCAAGATATTCGTGCTGACTTTTACGAGCAGATAACATCAGAAATTAAAGCTCCGCATAGAAGTGTTCGCGGCAAAATGGTGTGGCAAAAGAAATCAGGCGTTCGTAATGAATTTCTTGATTGTAAGTCTATGAGTTTACACGCGGCAAGAAGTATTAAGCTGCATGCGCAGTCACCAGCATGGTGGCAGAACCTAGAACAAAAATTAATACAAGCTGATATGTTTTCGCAAACTGATGAAAAAACAGAAGCGAAAGAAAATCAAAAACAAAATTCTCGCAAGCGTAAACGCGGCGGCTTTGTAAACAACTGGTAATTATGACTGCAACTATTCCAACAAAAGAACCTGTCGTTTTTACTGCAGGCAATACTGTTAAGTGGACTAAATCACTTTCAGATTATTTGCCTGCTGATGGCTGGGTATTAACTTACGCTCTCGTTATGACGGGCAAAATAATCACGTTAACAGCAACAGATAATGGTGATGGTTCACATTTAATTTCTATCTCTGCGAATGATTCAAAAGGTTATACCGCAGGAATTTATCACTGGCAGTCGTATGTAACCAAAGGAACGGAGCGTTATCCAGCAGGAAGCGCACGCTTAGAGATTAAGCCTAACTTTGCGACTCAATCAACAGGCTACGATAACACCAGCCATGTTAAGAATGTGCTTGATGCATTAGAAGCAACTATTCTTGGTAAGGCAAGCAAAGACCAGATTAGCTACACCATTAATGGTACAACTGTTGCCCGTATGACGTCCGAAGAGCTTATTAAATGGCAAAATCATTACAAGATTTTATATAAGCAAGAATTACAGGCTGAAAGCATCAACAATGGTGATGCTCCAGCTAACAAAGGTCAGGTGCGTTTCTAATGGGAGTAATGAAAAATATTGCACAGCGAGCCGTTAATTCAGCATGGCGCGCACTCAATAGCAAAGCCGCACATCAAAAACGTAGTTTCACAAGCGCGCAAGTTTCTAACTTAACAGCAAGCTGGACAACAACAACTAAACCAATTGATGTTGATATTCGTAACGGGTTAAAAAAACTACGTGCGCGAGCGCGACATGAAGCTCAAAATAACGATTATGTTCGTCGCTTTTTAAGTCTAGTTAAAACAAATGTTGTTGGACACACAGGGATTATTTTAAAGCCTCGCGTTATTGATGCCAAAGGTAAAGCAGATGTTTTGGCAACGGAATCAATTAAATCAGGATGGAAAGAATGGGGCAAACAAGGCTCTGCTGACGTAACAGGAAAATTTAGCTGGAAAGCTATTCAGCGTTTGTTTATTGAAACGCTCTCTCGTGATGGCGAAGTTTTGGTTCGTAAAATTAGAGGGTGGAATGGTAACAAGTTTCGTTTTGCTTTGCAGTTTCTTGATCCTGAATTATTAGATGTTGAACATAACCACGATTTAAAAAACGGTAATGTTATTCGGATGGGGGTTGAACTTAATGAGTGGCGACAACCTGTTGCATATTATTTACTAACAACAAAACAAACTGCAGACGATTACCAGTTTGGTGGTCGTCGCTATACACGCATCCCCGCTGATGAAATTTATCATGAGTTTTTACCGGAATGGGTATGGCAGACTCGCGGCATCCCCTCGGTGTCAGCAGGCTTAATGCGTTTAAATATGCTTGCCGGTTATGAAGAAGCTGAGCTTGTAGCAAGTCGCGCAAGTGCGGCTAAGTTTGCTGTTTATGAACGAACTGATGAGCTGGCGCCTGTTAATGATCCATCCAACCAAATGGAAAAGCAGGAAGACGGATCCTTTGTACAGGACTTTGATAGTGGCACGATTGAAGTTACCCCTGAAGGATACAAACTTAATTTAATAGATCCACAGCACCCAAATAGCGCTTATAAAGATTTTGTTAAAGCCTGTTTGCGCGGAATATCTTCTGGCCTCGGCGTAACTTATAACTCACTTGCAAATGATTTAGAGGGGGTTAACTTTTCAAGTCTACGTCAGGGTGCGCTTGAAGAGCGCGCTATATGGATGCTATTACAAGAATGGATGATTGAATCTTTTTGTGAGCCTGTTTACCGTGATTGGTTAAGCATGTCTTTGTTGGCAGGCTCATTAAAAGTAATGGGGCGTCCTTTAAAGGTAGATAGAGAGGAAAACTATCAGAATGTAACCTGGCAACCACGCCGGTGGCAGTGGGTTGATCCACAAAAAGAATTAGCAGCACATCAAATTGCTTTTGATAATAAATTAAAAAGTCCCCAGTCAGTTATTCGAGAAATGGGAGGTGATCCTGTTGAAATACTCGATGAATGGGAAGACTGGGAAAAAGAACTTAAAAATAGAAATTTAAAAATGGAACCCGCCGATAAGGCGGGTTCTTCGTTTAATGAGGAAGAAGATGATGACGAAAGCAAAGACGCAAATACAGAAGATTAAAAGCAAGCCATTAGAGCGTACTGCTTTTTTTATTCGCGAAGATGTTAATGAAGAAGCACGCACTGCTGAGTTAGCGTTTTCTTCTGAAGAACCAGTTGAACGCTGGTTCGGTAATGAAATACTTGATCACTCATCTACATCTGTAAGGCTCGGTCGCCTTCAGGAAGGTGGGCCGATTCTAGTTGACCATGATCACCGTGACCATGTTGGTGTAATTGAGTCTATTTCTATCGACAAAGACCGCCGGGGGCGGGCAATGGTTCGCTTTGGAAGAAGCGAGAGAGCGACAGAAATTTTTAATGATGTGGTCGATGGTATCCGAAAATCGGTTTCAGTTGGTTATCGTATTCATAAAGCTGTTCTTGAAGAACAGAGCGATGAAGGTGATAGCTATCGTGTTACAGATTGGGAGCCGTATGAAATAAGCATTGTCTCTGTTCCTGCTGATGCCACTGTTGGTGTTGGTCGTTCGGCTGACGATGATAATTCAATTGAAATTCAAACTACTAAACAGGAGAACCGGACAATGTCTGATTCAATCGAAAAAGAAACCCCGGTGGTAAAAGAAACGCCTAAAGTAAATGTAACTCAAGTTCGCTCTGAAGGTGTTGAGCAAGAGCGCAATCGTGTAAATGAAATTAATGCGATTGGTGATAAGTATGGCATGACTGATTTAGCACGCAACTTTGTTGATAACGGTAAATCTGTCGAGTCATTCCGGGAAGCGGCGCTTGAACGTTTTGGTGGTGTTAAACCTGTCGAAGCTGAAGCGCCTGATATTGGTATGTCAGAACGCGAGATGGACAAATTCAGTTTTGTTCGTGCATTAAATGCAATGGCAAATCCTCGTGACCATAAGGCGCAAGAAGCTGCTGCATTTGAAATTGAATGTTCTCGCGCAGCTGGTGATAAAATGCGTAAAGACGTTCAAGGCATTATGGTGCCAGTGGATATGCTTAAGCGCGCAATGAACGAAGGCATGACACGTGATCTTAATGTAACTACGGGATCAGCTGGTGGCAACACTGTTGCAACCGATCTTATGTCTGGCAGCTTTATTGATATGTTAAGCAACAAATCAATGATGATGCAGCCTGGTATGGCTACAGTCTTAAAAGACTTGAACGGTAATTTGGCAATTCCCCGTCAAACAGGTGGTGCAGCTGCTTACTGGGTTGCTGAGTCTGGCGCCCCAACTGAAAGCGAAGCAACATTTGATCAGGTAACATTATCACCTAAAACTTTAGGTGCTTTCACTGACTTTAGCCGTAAGCTATTGCTTCAGTCTTCAATCGACGTGGAAAGTTTTGTACGCATGGATTTAGCACGCACTCTTGCATTGGAAATTGATCGTGCAGCCATTAACGGCTCAGGTGCAAGCAATCAACCAACCGGTATTTTAAGCACTACGGGTATAGGTGTTGTGGCGGGTGGTGCAAATGGCTTAGCGCCTGCATGGAATCATATTGTTGACCTTGAAACTGCTGTAGCAGTGGACAATGCAGATGTAGGTTCGTTGCGTTACCTCACCAATGCCGTGGTTCGAGGTAAGTTGAAACAAACTGAAAAGGTTGCTTCTACTGCCCAGTTTATTTGGTCTGAAGGCGGCGAAATGAATGGTTATGAATCAATGGTAACCAATCAAGTGCCATCCAATTTAACCAAGGGCACTAGCGTAGGTGTTTGTTCCGCAATTATCTACGGTAACTTTGCTGACTACTTGATTGGTATGTGGGGTGGTCTGGACTTAACTGTTGATCCATTCACTGGCTCAACAAGTGGCACTGTTCGTGTTGTTGCACTGCAAGATGTAGACATGGCTGCACGCCATGGCGAATCTTTTGCAGCAATGCAGGACGCATTAACTGCTTAATGTTAACAGCTAAAACTGCAGCGGGACTTATTTCCGCTGTAGTTTCTAATAAAAGGATAATAATCGTGAAAATTAAAATATTAAAGTCTACAGTTTGCGGCGGCAAACCAGTTGAAAAAGATAAAGTTATTAATGCTTCAGAAAAAGATGCTAATTATTTAATTGGTATTGGTAAAGCTGAGTCTTTGGAAAAAAAGAAAGGCGAAAAAAATTAATAGGGCAAAAATGCCCTAATAAAAAACAATGGTACAAATTTTGGTAAGCCCCGGTTAACGGGGCTTTTTTATTTATGACAATAGATGCGACATTACTTGATGCTGATTTAGACGATATCTTTAATGATTTTGAGTCAAGCATTACGGTTGGAGGTTCAACTTATGCGGGTTTTTATGAGCAAACATACGTTGAAATTTCAGGTTTTGATGGTTACGCGCCAGTGTTTACAGGAAAAGCGGCAGACCTTGGTGGGCTAAATAAAGGTGACGGTGTTACGGTTTCCAGTGATATTGAAGGCATCACAAGCAAAGCGTTTACAGTTCGCCAGCCTGTTACCGAAGGACGAACTATTAAATTAATTCTTCACGAAGCATGAGCAATTTCGAATTAGATATTAAGGCTGATTATAAGGAAGTGACGCGATACTTATCTGAGGTCGAAAAAAAAGCCGTTACTAAGGCGGCTTCTCGTTCTATTAATCGCACAGCGAGTAAGGTGCAGACGATTTCGCGGCGTGAAGTGGCGAAGAAAACGGGGTTGCAGCAAAAGAAATTTAAAAAGAATTTACATATCGGCGTTAAAGCAACACCAAAGCGATTGTTTGCAAACGTTGTTGCAAAGGGTAAAGAGTTTAACCTGATTGAATTTGTTGCTCCCTCTAAGCGTCAAGTGGGTGCATTTAGAAAAAAGAAAGGGGTTATTGCTAAACCTTACGGCAAGAAAAAACAATTCAAGGGATCGTTTATCGGGCGGGGTCGTGGCAGCGGTAAACTTCTCGTTTTTCAAAGAACAAGTAAAAAACGCGGCTCTATAAAAGCCATGTATGGCCCCAGTATCCCGAAAACCTTCATTCAAAAAGAAGTTATAAAAATATTAAAAGAAGTCTCGGGTGACACATGGAAAAAAGAGTTTGCACACAACATGAAATATTATCTCGGTAAAATTAAATGAGCAAAACAGACATGCATGTTAAGTATTTAAAGTCGGGTGATATAGCTAAAAAACTAACGTTAAACGTAAAGGTTACTGGAGTAAATGTACTTATTTTTCGTGTTCGCGTGGCTTGCGTGATTATTCGTTTAGCTGCACTGATTGCTGGTGTTGGAGTAAGGATAGATACAGGCCAGCAAAGTGAGCAAGCTAAATGACGCATCGCGCAGAACAAATAATGGCCACGGTTACAACCACTCTAACGGGTTTAACAACAACCGGCACTAACGTTGTGCGTGGTCGTGCGAGTGATGATGAATTTTCTGCGAATGTTGAAAACGCGCTTTCTATTTACCAGGGCAGCGATGAACCGGACCCTGATTCATGGCCCATTATGAATTCGGCGTTAACGGTTTATGTTGATCTTCATGTAAAAAAAATAACCAGCGCAATTGATACTCAATTAAACCTCATTCGAGAAGAGGTTACAAAGGCGCTTCAATCCGTAGAAAAGCTGGGGTTGGCCTTTGTTATTGATGTTGAAGAAGGCACTGCAGGTGAGCCAGAAATAACAGGCGCAGGTGAAAAACCAGCAGCAAGCATGCGTACTGCATGGGTAATAAAATATTCACGTAACTATAACGATCCGGGTAATTAATCATGGCTGAATTAAAACGTAAAACAATTAAACCGCGCATTCCTTCAGATAATGCGCCTGTAACTGAAAACAAAAAGGCTGATAACAAGCCAAAAGATGAGGGCAATAAAAATGCTGGTTAAAAAGTCGGTTGTATTAGCCAAGGTAGAAACAACACCTGGCACGGATGCTGCTCCAACAGCGGCGCTTAATGCGGTTTATATTGAAAACTTAAACTTTGGTTTTGCCAATCAAAAAATGATTGAGCAGTCAAACGTAAAGACAACGCTAGGTAAAGATAAATCACTATTTGGCAGTACTTTATTCACAGCCAGTTTTGACGTAAAGGTAAAAGGCTCAGGGGCAGCAGGTACGGCACCTGAGTGTGGCCCATTACTTCAAGCGTGCGGTTTTGATGAAACGGTTGTTGTGTCTACATCAGTAACGTATGCACCCTTAAGCGAGGCTTTAAAACATATCACGTTATACATTTATCGTGACGGTAAGCTTTACCCTATGCTTGGTTGTCAGGGTAATGTCAGTTTTAACGGTGAAAGTGGCGGCGCGGGTATGTTTTCATTTACGTTTACCGGGCACGAAGGCGCTCAAAGTGACACCGCTTTACCTGCTCCAACGTTAGATGCAACCGAATCACCCATTATTAAAAGCGCAGGCTTCTCGGTTGATAGTTTTGCGGCAAGCATATCAAAACTAAGTTTTGATATGGGTAATGAAGTTTCAACGCCTCTGGACGTAAATGCTGCTGATGGTTTTGGTGAAATTACGATCATTGACCGTAACGTAACAGGTGGCATTGACCCGCTAGATACGTTGCTTGCAACGAATGACTTTGTTGATGACTGGAAAACAAGCAAATCCATGGCATTAACCACTGGCGTAATTGGTGGAACAGCAGGCAACCGGTTCCAGATTAGTATGCCAGCAATCTCATACACCGATGCACCTTACGGCGAACGTGATGGACAGCAAACGGTTGAGCTAGTATTTGGCGCTCATGAGTCCGCTGGAGATGATCAAGTTTCAATTACTTTTACATAAGGAAAAAAAATGTTAACAATTAGCACAAACAAAATTGAACCCCATTGGCACGAATTAAAGTCGCAAGAAGGCCAAGAAGATCCCGCTAAGTTTAAAGTGTACGCGGTTAAAGGCTCGGTGCTTGATGAAGTTTTGTTTCAGGCAGATTTTACAAGTGGCGCACCTTTAACGGCTAAAGGCGTGAGAACGGCTTTAATCAACGGGATTAAAGGCTGTGAAAACATTGTTGATGATAGCGGCGAAGATTATAAATTTACACCACAAATGTTAGAAAATTTATCATGGGGAGATCGTCAAGAACTCGCAATGGCAGTTGTAAATAAATCCCAACTGGATTCAAAAGAAGAAAAAAACTAATTATCTTGGTTGAGGTGAATCGGAACCAAAAAGATTTTAATTGTAATCATTGTGTAAATGAATATCACTGTACCGAAACAGTAGGGGATGAAAACTGGCCTTTATCAAGAGGTGTAGCTCCGATTAAGTTTGCAAGCATTCCCGGTGTTATTGATTCCAATGTTTGTTTAAAGCCGATGATTACACAAGCGTCTATGTTTTATCTTCGTATGCATAGTCATTATAAGAATGGGGTTTTGCCTTATAGTGGTGGACTGCTTGATCAGCCTGCAGTTTATTTGCAGGCCATGGAACTAATTGATTCTATATTATAAAAACAAGTTCACTTGTGATGCCACCATATCTTAAATTTTGTATAAAGATATAAAGCTATCCCTGCAAACAAAGCGTAATACCAAAACTTTGTTTCAATGGGGTATGCAGTAGATTGGCTTTGAGCAACAAAAATAGAACCGGTCAAACCAAGCCAAAACAAAACAGAGGATATTATTAGGTAAGCCTTTAGCTTTTTACTGGTTTCCTGTGTTGTTGTTAATGCCGCGCCTGCGGCACTGCTTTCTGAACCAATAGGCGCGCCACAACTAGGGCAAGACGTAGCTGTGTCTGAAATTTCTTTTTGGCATTCTGGGCAAGGGAATAAAGCCATAAATCCTCCGGTGATTTAGATATTTTAGTTGTTATTTAATCAGAGAGCTTGGTGAGGATCGCAAAAATTCACCGACAAAACAAGTTTTTAATCAAAAGCCGCTTTTAAGCGGCTTTTTTATTGGGAAAAATAAATGACCAAGCCTGCTGCTGAGTTTGATATTAATGCAACAGATCGCACTAAAAAAGCGTTTTCTAGCGTTACTTCACGTTTAAAAACGTTAAGTGTAGATGCGGCGAAAACAATCGCAAGTGTATCTGCTGTGACCGCAACAGCAGCGACCGGTCTTGCCATTTCTTCTGCGCGCAACGCAAAAGAAATGACGGCTTATGCTAATTCTATCGGCATGAGCACCGAACAATTGTCCGCGTGGGGATATGCGGCTGATACTGTTTCTGTTTCGCAAGAAAAACTCAATGATGTTTTTCGTGATACCTCAGACAAGATTGGTGATGCATTTGTTTCTGGCGGCGGTGCTGCATTAGATGTTCTTGAGCGATTGAATTTGAATGCCGCTGACATGGTAAAGCTGGCGCCAGATGAGCAGTTGTTAAAAATTGCAGAAGGGCTGGATCAGGTTGGCACTCAATCAGAAAAAGTATTTTTGCTTGAAGCGTTGGCTTCTGATGCAAGTATGTTACTACCTTTGCTTGATAATAATGCTGAAAAATTAAAAGAATTAAAAAATGAAGCGATCGCTTCTGGTGCCGCATTAGGTGATATGGATGCGGCTAAAATTAAAGAAGCCAATGATGCCTGGGACCAGTCATTAGCAATAATTCAAGGTGTTGGCAATAAACTGGCCGTCGAGCTTTCTCCTTTTGTTGCAGAAGTAGCTGGACGCTTTAAAGATGCCGCAATTGAAAGTAACGGTTTTAGCGAAGAAGTAAAGCAGGCCATGTCAAACGTGATGATGTCAGTTGCTTATACGCTTGATGTTATTCGTGGTTTAGAAGTTGTCATTGTTGGTTTAAAAGCATTGTTTCAAGGTTTTGCAGCGGGGATGTATGAAGGCATTGACGAACTGCAAAAGATGATTGTTTCTGTTGTTAACTTATTACCTACCGTAGACATAAAGCCAATTGAACTCTTAAGCACTATCACCAAAGAAGCAAACAAAGATTTCAGTGAAACATCAAAAATCTTATCTGAGCTGGTTCAAAAACCAATGCCTAGCACTGAAGCTAAAAAGTTCATTGCTGAGGTAACCGCAGCAGCAGAAGAGGCGGCTGTAAAAATAACCGCTGTTAAAGAAAAGGCCAGCTATACAACTATTGCGGGTTTTGACCCCATAACTCAACAGCAAGAACAAGCCGCTGAAAAACTTATGGTTCTTGAAGATTCACTAATGAGCGAAACGCAACGTTTACAGCAGGCTCACGAAAACCGTCAATTCATTGTTGAGGATGCTTTTCAAAATCAACTTATTACTGAGCAAAAGAAAAACGCTTTAATTGAGCAGCTTGATTCTCAACATCAGGCCTCACGAAACAAGATTGCCAAGTCTGCGATGCAGGAACGGTTGAATGTTACTAAAGGGATCTTTGGTAATTTATCAACGTTGATGTCTTCTAGCTCTAAGAAAGAGTTTGAGGTTGGTAAAAAAGCGGCTGTAGCAACGGCTTTAATAAAAGGTTACGAGGCGATAACAAGTAGTTATGCAGCGGGTGCTAAAGTTGGTGGTCCTTGGGTGGGCGCGGCTTATGCTGCTACGGCGGCACTTGCTACCCGACAACAAATTAAAAACATTCGTTCGCAATCTTTTAACGGCGGCGGCGGTGGTGTTTCTGTTAGTGGTGGTGCGGGCGGTGGTGTTTCTACTGGCTCAAACTTTAATGGTGGTGCGCCGGCGCAGGCTGTTCCTGCTTCTTCGCAAACTCAACAGCAAACAAGTTCTGGTGCTACTACGGTTATTCAGCTGGTTGGGCAGGATAAAACTTTTACTTCTGATCAGGTTGATGATTTGTTTGGTCAAATTGGTGAGGCGCTTGAGCGCGGCGATAAGGTTTTATTCAGTTCAAACAGTCGTCAAGCGTTGGAATTGTCTGCATGAGCGCAATAACGTATACGGCTAAAAGAAATCTTGTGCCTTCTGGTTTTGATGTTACGGCTACAGATCTCTCTATTGCGAGTGTTGATAACTCGATTAACTCGGTTACGACAGATTTGTTGGGGTTGTTGGCGAGCGATTATATTTTGTTAACAGGCTCTGCGGTGGATGATGGCTGGCATGAGGTTTATGTTGATTCTACGGCCACTAAAATTGAGTTGTTGTCTTCTTTAACTGATGAGGCTGCGGGTTCGGTTATTAATATCGTTGGCTATAAGCACGGCTTGTCTGTTTCTTACAGTTTAGAAACGGGGGCGCAGGCTTTAAACCCAAGTTACCCGGCTGATACAAAAGCGCCTTCTTCATTAAGCGGTGTGACTGAAACGCTTTTATTTGCTGAGCATGAAGATTGGGATGTAACGACTTCTATTATTACAGAAGCAGAATACCCTTATTGGCGTGAGTTTTTTAGTTCGGTGCGCGCGGGCGAGTCGTTTGCTTTTGATCCGTATGGAACAATCGCCGCGCCGGATGAGGTTAAAACATGCCGCTTAGTGGGCGACTATACAGTTCAGCGCCAAGGCTCAAGCAGAAGATATCGCTTTTCGTTTAAGGTGCGCGTGAAATGAGAACGGATTCCGCCGCTTTTGAGTTAATTAATGTTTCTGCGAGCAAAGAACCCCGCTATGTTGTTGAGCTTTCTTTTAACTCGGAAAACACAGATTTATATTACCTCACTTCACATGCTGATGCAGCGTTACCGCCTGGCGCACTTTCAGTTAATGGCGTTGTTAAAAATATCTCAGGAACAAGCCAATCCGTTACGCCAGAAAAAGCGCTTGCTTCAATTGGCTCGCTCGATTTTGATTCAGTTGACGAGAGCAACCAAATAACAACGTTACAGTACAATAAGTTACTGCTTGGTAAAGGATTGCGCGGGCAACGAGCAAGAATTTATGTTGGTGAGAAAAGTTTAGCGTGGGACGATTACACGTTAGCACAAACACAAATAGTTCAAGATGTTTTATCTACCGACGGCGCTTACAACTACAAATGCGACGATATTCAGCGCGAAACAAGAAAGGATATTTTCGATACTGCTAAAACAACACTAACTCAAACCGTTTTACCTGGTGATGATGTGGTTAACGTCACTTCAACAGCGGGTTTTAAGCCTCTTAAACACGGCAATTCATACAGTGATGCACCTAACCAAACGGTGTATTACTTTAAAATAAAAGATGAAGTAATAAGAGCAACCGGAAAAACAGCGAGCAGCTTTACCGGTTGTACTCACGGCGCTTTAAACACAAAAGCCATTAAACATGATGTTGATTTAACGGCATCGAGCGACAGAAGAACGGCAGTTGAAGAGTATGTTTATATAGAGCTGCCTATTCCAAAATTAATTTACGCTATTCGCACGGGTAAATTAATTGGTCAGACTGAGGTATTACCTTCAACGTGGCATCTAGGTATAGATGAGTCGTTTGTGAGGTTGTCTGATCATACTAATTACGGCTCAGACATTTATGATACAACCAACGACAACAACGGTGTGGTCGTTAGGTTTGAGGGTCTAAAAAAACAAGACGGTAAAACGTTTATAGAAAAAGAACTGTTGGTTTTAATGGGCGGTTTTAGCCCTGTTTATAGTGATGGTGCTTTGGGGCTTCTCCCCATGGTGCGAATTTCGGCTGATGCGCCTTTTGTTCACCAGTTTGATGAAGACAATATTATTAGTTACTCGAGCATTTCTTATGATATGTCGAACATACATAATCATATAGAAATAGAGTGGAACTGGTTAGCTACTAAAGAAAAGTTTACGCGGCGAAATGTTTTAATTGACTCTGATAGTATCGCGAGAAATGGGCTTTCAAATCCGTTGCGCTTTAAATTTAGGGGGTTGTACGGCAATCGCCACAGCACAGAAACATTAGGTGAACGGTTTAACGCTTTTCGTGACCGGTATTCAGATCCCCCCGTCCGGTTGTCGGTCACATGTTTGCTCTCTACAAACATTGTTGAGGTTGGCGATGTTGTTCGGGTTAAGCATGAAAACATTCGGGACTATTATACTGGCGCATCATTAGATAGATCGTTTGAAGTTCAGCACGTTGCGATTAATTGGATAGATGGAACGGTTACATTTCGCTTGTTTGGCTCTGCAAAAGAAGCGGGCGAGCTGGCATCAACAACTGCAGCCAGTGTTATTAATGATGCGTGGTATACAAGCGAAGGCAAGAATCTGGCAACGTATGTTGGCGGTGGATACAATGCTGCGACTGACTTCGAGGTAATAAGCGGCGTAGGCCATATTAAAGCATCCTGCGCGTTAACGGGTGGCAATAATTTAAACGATGCCTCGACCTCTATTTATTTTTATGATGGTGATTTGGTTAATGACTCAGCCGTTAATTTATCTATTACAGATAATGTTCAACTAAGGGTTAAGGGTCACTTTACAAATAACGGGAATATTCTCGGCGTTGGTGCAGGTCATGCCGGCGGTGCTGACTTAAAGTCTGTTAATCAATTTAGCCCGTACACCACTCAGGGTGCATACACCTCAGATTTATATTCGCGCTCTTATAATGCGGGGGTGGCAGGTTTTATTGGCCCTACTGTATCAATGGGCGGCGAACGTCACGACAACAGTACCGACAATGCTTATCTTAAAGCGATAGCGGGTAATCGTGTAGACGGTCAATTTACAACCGTTCCTAACTTAACGCTAAATTATAATAACAATACGTTAAAGGGTATTCCTGCAGACATGCGCGGCACGTCTGGCTCAAGCGGTGGCAATATTAGTTTTAAATACGGCGCGTGGGTCTATCACGGTTGGTCAAACTGGATGGGCGGTGCCGGTGGTGCGGGTGGTGCCGGTTTGTTTGTTGTGTCCCGTGGTGCGAGCTTTGGGGTTTCTGGTAGCATCAACCTTTCTGGTGCAGACGGCGAAGCGGGTACGTTTCACGGAAACGCGAGTTACAGCGAAAGCTATGGTAGCTCATCAAGTTCAGTTACAAACACCCCTAATCATGCAGGCGGTGGTGCTGGCGGCGCCCCAGGCGCGGTTTATTTTGCGATAGATGGTGCAAGCCAGACTTATCCTGAGCTAAATAACATTATTAGCAAATACGGCAACACGCCAATAAACGGTTCAAGCCGCACCCCATCACCGGCGGTGTTTTTAAAAAATTACCCTCAGACCAGCTTTGCTTCTAATTGGTACCCTTATTATTTAGGCGTTGGGGCGGCTAATGTTGATTTGTCCGGCTACAAAGGCGGTTCAAGAGTTTCGTTTGTTATCGGCGCAGAAGCACCCGAAGAAGATGCTGACGCAAACATTATTCCAGTGCCCGCTTCATTAAGTATGATCAGCGGAACCTCGACGTTATTTGCTAATGACGACGGAACAATACTACCAAGAATAAAATTGAGCTGGGTTGAAAGCGGCGATGTAAGGGTTGCTGGTTACGAGGTTCAGTACAAAAAGTCTTCTGATACTGTTTGGATAAATCAAGCAGATGTTATTGGTGAAACAGAGTCGTATGTGTGGCCGGTTTATGCCGGTGAGGTTTATGACGTAAGAGTACGCGCAAGCGACAGCGTAAGAAACACCTCCGAATGGCTTACTGAATTAAACCATCCCGTTATTGGTAAAGAAGAACCGCCACCAAATGTTACCGGTTTTTTAGCAACACAAAATGGTGAGCAGGTTGTTTTTAAATGGAATAACACGCAAATAGCAGACTCGGGTGGTTTTGAGATTCGTTACGCAGCACTGGGCAATGCTGACTACAGCAGCGCGCAACATTTAACTAAAGCCGCGAAAGGAACAGAGTTAACCAGCTCGGCTATTCCCCCTGGTGCGTACACGTTTTTTATTAAAGAGCGTGATAACGGCGGGCGTTTTTCAGTAAAAGCCGCGGCGTATGATTTAACGGTAACAACCAACTACGACTTTATTTATAACAACGCAGAGCATCCAGCGTGGTTAGGTCAACGTAAAGGTTTTGCTCTTCAAGCAAACGCATTAATCCCCACCGCGACTGATGAAGCTGTATATACAACAACCGAGTATGACTTAGGTTTTAACGACATCGTCCGCGTACGGGCAAATATATCAGCATCACTTTCTAACGTAACAAAGAAAATTGTTCGAGGATCAATCACTGAGCCAGTCACTAAAATCAATAAGGCGGGCTCAATTACCGACCCGGTAACGTCGATTAATGCTCGGGGCACGTTAAGTTACGGGGCAAGCGGCGACGCAATAAATGTTTCGCTTGAAAAAGCATCACGTAAAGAAGGCGAGTATCACAGAGGCGCGGACTCTATTATTAGTCGCGGTTCAATCGCTGAGCCAGTGACAAAAATAATTAGTCGCGGTTCAATCACTGAGCCGGTAACAACAGTAAATGATAATGGTGAATTAATTTTATTTGAGCCGTGGACATTTGGCGATATTGACATGCGCCATATTATGTTTCGCGTTAAATGCTTTCCTAACGAACAAGGTTATTTACCTGCTCTTTTAAAGTTTTCCCCAACAATCGATCTGCTTGAACGCAAAGAAAGAGCGAGCGGCCTAACGGTTGCAATTGGCGGCTCTCGTTTTAATTATGCGAAACAATTCCATCTTCCGCCTTTTGTTAATCCTCAAATTATTAGCAGTACTTCTTTGTATGCGATTAAAACAAATGAAGATGTTAATGGGTTCGATGTGCGGGTGGAGGACAAAACGGGAGCTGATGTTGGTTTATCAAGCCCGGACGAATTCAAATATGAGGCGGCAGGTACATAATGATGAAAGGATTCCCTAAACATATCGCAACAAAAAAGGACGTTGAGCAGCTAATGGTATACATCGGTACGCCCTCTGCGACACCCGAAAAAATGACAAAAGGACTTTTGTTTTTAAACAATTTACTAAACACAAAGCATTATGTGTTTGATCGTATTCTAACTTCATCAGAAACACCAGACGGCGTTGAGCCTGATTTTCGGGTACTTGAAAATCAGGGTGCAAACAATGATGAACGGCACCAATTTAGTTTTGTTGAAAACATAAATGCACAAATGATTAAGTTAGGGCTAACAGAAATAGAAGTACAAAACCATATAACCACAGTTCAAGGGGCAATGTAATGGGAGCAACACAAGAAGAATTTAGATTCGGCACAGCAGAAGAGCATGCAGTCATGGTCGGCGCTCTTAAGGAGGTCACTTATAATACAACGGATAATATATTAGTTGCTCATGACGGCGTAACGCCAGGGGGCTTTCCTATTCTACCGTCACAAGCCGCAGGCTTTTTTTCGTTGAATGGCGAAATTTCAAAAGGGACGGGCGATACTTTAAATTTACCCGAAGGCATGGTGAATATTGGCGGCAACGGTAAAGGGTATATGATGTCTGCTCAAACAGATTTTAACCCTGTTTTAGCAGCCAACCGCGATAGTTCGTTTACTGCATTGGCAGTGGGTGATGATATTTATACCTACGCAACGCAGTATGCGAGTGGTACGGCTAAAATTGTTTGTTCAAAAAACAGCACGTTCCCAACCGGATACAGCGCTGCTAATTCCCGCAAAATTGGTGGGTTTCATTTTGGTCGTGCTCGTGTTGTTAATTCTGCGGGTACGCCGATTGATGGTGCTTCTGCGGTTTACGGGGCTGATGTTACTACGCCGTGGGAGGCGAATGTAACTAACGGCGCGATTGTACCTAACAGCTGTTGGGATCTTATCAATCGCCCAACGTGCGACCCTACCGGCATGGTGAAAGTAGGTAACTTCTGGGTAGATATTTATTTAGCTTCAGCAAATGTTGCGCCGGTTGTGACTAACGGCAAATTATCCGCAGGGACAAGCCAATCGGTTTATGGCGGTACTCCGCTTACGGGAACAGAAGGCTTAAACCAGTATAATTTTAATGAGCTTGCTAAACGAACAGGCAAACGCTTGATGTCATTAAATGAAAGCCATCAAGCCGCAGAAGGTAGTCCACAGGGTAACAATGCAGATAATGTTAATGCGTGGTCAGCAACAACAAACACAGGCCGTACAACGACAGGGGCAGTCGTTAATGCAGTGAGCGCAAATAATATTGTTGACTGTGTTGGTAACATTTGGAAGTGGCTGGATGAGTTTATTATTCGTCAAGACGGTACGGCGGGGTGGGGGTGGAACGACCCAATGGCAGGTCAAGGTGTAGGTCAGCTTTATATGTACACACCGACATCGTTAGGTGCGGTATTTGTTGGGGGTACTTGGTTCCACGGCGTACTGGCCGGCTCGCGCACAGTACATTTAAATAACTCTCCATGGGAATTAAACGGAAGCGCCGGTTCCCGCTTCGCTTGTGATGCTTTGTAGCCAATAACATAAAACACAAATAACAAAACATTACTATTTTATCACCAGCACCTTCGGGTGTTTTTTTATGTTTAAAGGAAAAGAAAATGGAACTCACATTAAAAAGATTTAAGTCTACATCTGAAGGAACGTTTGGGATTCTTTCTGTTGGTGATGTTGTTTTTTATACCGTGGAAAAGCCTTGGAATAATAACTACCCTGAAATATCTTGCGTTCCTTCAGGAGAATATTTATTAGAAAGGCATGATTCTGATAAGTACGGCACGGTTTTTTGTTTAATTAATGACAGAAAAAATATAACCCATTTTAAAGAAGCGCATTCTAAGCGCTATGCCTGTTTGGTTCATGTCGCGAATTATGAGCGTGACGTTAAAGGCTGTATCGGGTTAGGTAAAACATATTATACCGGTATGGTAACTTCGTCACGCCAAGCTTTAGAAGAGTTTCACGCTTTGGTTAATCCCAAAGAAGAAGGTGAAACACATAACTTAACAATAACATGGGAAGAGCGGTAAAGGAGAATGAAAATGCCTAAGTATAAAGGGTTTATTAAAAAATCACGCACGCTTGATACGGCTGCGTTGATTGCGATTTTATCTGTAATGCAGCCTTATATTTCACAGTTGGATTTGCCGGCTAATGCGATTCAAATTATTGGGATGGCGTTTGCGGGTTACATTGCTTATTTGCGTAAAACCACAACGGGTAAGGTTGGGGAAAAATGATGCTGACAAAATTAAAAGCCCTTGGTGGCGCTGTGATTGCTATTGTTCTTTTTATTCTTACGGTGGGTATATATCGCGCCGGCGGGAAATCAGAACGGCTTAAACAGGCTGAGTCTAACGAAAAAGCACAGGCAGCGGTGAATGATGCCGCAGTAAAAAGTAACGAAGAATTTGAGGAGAAAACTCATGAAGCAAGTAATACTCGTGCTCGTGCTGGCCGCTTTACTGAGTAGCTGTTCGACAAACAGAGCCTGCGTACACATAAGCGAAACTCAAGCGCCCAACTTTAAAAAGCTGGGTTTTGTTTTATCGGTAGAACAAGACCAGGCGCTATGCGAAGCAGGCCAAACACAACTACAAAAAGAAAAAGGTGAATGTGGTGACTCTTACGATGTGTTGGCCGACCGAGAAAAAACACTAAAGGCCGATGCTTCGCGGTTACGCAAACAACTAAAATCAATTAGCTGCAAACAATAGATGATACCAGCTAGTTAACCTGGTGTTTATGCTCGATGCTGTGACTCATCATTTTGTACTCCATGTTTTTTATCGGCACCGTTCTTCTATTTTGTTCTGCCGACACACTAAAAAGCCACATAGCTAATAGTATTGTCGCCATTATGTGTAGCTTGTTTTCTTTCGTTGGTTTATTTGTTTTGTATTTTTTTGCTAAAACCTCTAAATATTCTTCCATCACTATCTCCTTGTGTGAATTACCAGCTAAACTTCAGCCGGCCCGCAGCCCCAATAATTGCGGGGGAGAGTTATACTAATGAACAAAAAAACAAAAACAACAAGCTTTAGCAGAAAATCATTAAATAGTGCCAACGCTGCCCCGGCCATGCCAATGACGCCTTGGCATGGCCGGCTACGCACAATTTAATCTGGATCTTTTCCAATCGACACATAATGCGGCTCACCGCATATTTTAATCATTTGGATCGTTATTTCTAGCTGATAGGTGCGGCCATCCCGCTTTTTATGATCTGTTAAAAACCGTATTGGGTCGCGTTCCTCGATCAACCCATTGCGAATAGAATTAAAATCTTCCTCTGTCATCTTGTCTTTAATATCTAAAACATGAAGTTTTTTAATTTCAGTATATGAATAACCTAATCTGGCTCGCGCTTTCTTGCTTGCATGGACAAGATTAAACTCTTTATCTAAAACATAAAGCTCGTCTTCAGAGTTTTCCATAATTACATTATAAACATCGCTGCTAACTCGCCTATTTAGTAGCTCGGTATTTAGTCGAATCAAAGCATGTCCATAAGCGTCACAAATCTCTTTGTTTGCAGCTTGGTAGCCATCAATATAATTATTTTTGTAATATTCGTAAGCGTTACGAACAGCAGAAGAGCCGTGCTGCAAATGGATATAATTAACACTAAAATATTCGGCCAGCATTTTTACCTGGTCCATACTCGGCACCAATTTACCGCTTATCCATTTAGCCACGGTCGAAATATCTACGTCACAAACTCTGGCGGCCTCAAGCCTACGTTCTTTGTCGTTACCAATAAGAACAGTGATCCTTTCTTGCAAAGTGTCATTTTTAGTTTCCACAATAAATCCTACCCACCACAAATAGACGGAAGTTTTCCAAATAAAAAAATAAAAGTGGAGCAAAATTAAACTCGAATTAGCAATTAAAGTAAAATCAAAATAATTTGTAACTTTTATAAAATCAATAACTTATAGATTATTACGTACTTATTTTAGGTTAATTAAATTTGACAAATTAGATTAAAGCTTTCCAGATAAGGCCCGATAAAATATGCATGATATTAGTTGTTGACGACTCAGACGTGATAACCACAATTGTTGAAGCGATACTCCGCAAACACAATAAAAAGTGCATTGTTTTTAATGAACCTTTGTTGGTGAAAGACGTTTTCGATGATGAACCAGAAAAATACACCCATGCCATTATCGACCTACTTATGCCTAATATGAACGGGGTCGAGCTTATGAGACAGCTAACCGAGCAAAACAAGGATATAAAGGTACTGTTCTTCACGGGCGTTTCAGATGCAACTAATGTTGAGACGTTCTCCCAATATGCCGAAGTTTTTTGTAAGAACAATTTAACCGAACTTTTAGAAAAAAAGCTGGTAGAGTTTACCAATAGCTGACCAGGCTTAAGCAGCCTTATTTATTAACAGGTTGCGGATGTATGTAATAGCAGGGTTATCGATGCTTACCCTTGGGGACGCCATAACAACCCTGTAATTCCCCCCACAAGAAAATTAAAGCCCATATAAAACAAAGACTTAAAAAGTCATGATTCTATGCTCTATGGGGGAGTAATGTACTGTTAACTGTTTGATTTAAAGAGGAAAAAAGGAGTCAAAGAACACTACTACGAACCGAGCGGTCGCACGTTCGAATCGTGCCAGGCGCACCATACAAATCAAAGACTTACGTTTTGCGTAGGTCTTTTTTTTTGCTTAGCGTAGGGAAATCGTAGAGTCATTCCCAACGCTAATAGCGTCCCATTTTCGCTCAATTCTTGAAGCGGCTTGTGCAAGGTGTTCAGGGGCAAGATGGGCGTATCTTAGAACCATCTCATACGACTTCCAGCCACCGAGTTCCATTAACTCTTGCAGGTTCGTGCCGTTCATTACATGCCAACTTGCCCATGTATGACGACAGTCATGAAAACGAAAGTTTTCAATCCCGACCTTTTCGAGTACACGTTTCCATGATGATCCAATTGCCTTCATGGGCTTACCTTTGAAGGTAAAACACCATTTTGCATGCTGTCCTTGTACACTTCGAAGGGCGAGGGTGGCTTCCTTGTTTAGTGGAATACCGCGTCCTTCCCCATTTTTCGTTGTGCCCGGATCGAGCCATGCAACACGACGATCAAAATCAACACGTTGCCAATCCAGTTGTAAAATTTCCGACATTCTACAACCGGTGCTTAACGCAAATTGCACAACTGCATGCAAATGCGCAGGTAGTGCCTCAAGCAATCTATCGGCCTCTTCACGTGTAATAAAGCGAACGCGGCGTTTAGGTTCCCGTAGCATTTTTATGCGGGGAAACCGTGATAACCAATTCCACTCATCACGCGCTAAATGCAAGATACGACGAACCACTTCCAATGCACGATTAATGGTAGCAGGTTGAACCGCGTCCACTTCTCGGCGGTGATGGATAAACGGCCAAAGCAAATCCATACAGATCTGCTCTAACATTTTATCGCCCAAATACGGATCAAGTTTGCGTAAATTATCAAGATCAGCCCTTAGTGATTTTTTATCACGGTTTTCTTGTGAATACCGTACCACTGCTTCTCGCCATGTCTTATTACGTTTTATTCCCGTACGGGCATCGTCATATGCCTTTTGCTTGAGGTTGATCAGATACTCTGTAGCATCTGCTAAGACTTTAAGTCGAGTACTTTTGCATACTCGTCGTCCGTCTGATAAGACGATATCAATCCACCAGTAGGGTGAATCTTTTCGACGATAGAGTCCTTTTTCTCGGGCCATACATCCTCCTCGGCCCGCCCTCGATGCTTATACTGATCGAGCCAACGATCTAGGTCAAGCACATCGTAGACAATACGACGACCTAAGCGGATATTGGGTACTCCGATTTCGGTCAGTAAAGTCACTCCAATACCTAAATATTGCGCCGCTTGATGCTTTGTTAGACAACGCGCACTCGGTAAGGAAAGGGCAGGCTGTTGCTTTTTATTCACCATCTTTCTCTTTTCGATAATCTCTGGCGTGTTGTTTTATTTCTGCATCATCTCGTCCAATATTATTTAAGGTATTAAACTTGCGGCCTTTTTGACGGACTTTAGTTTCGATGTACGTCCCGAACCGATAGCCTTTAAAACGTTCTTGCTGATCATGATAAATATGAGCTTGATTTAAAAATTCACCAAAGCCTTCACCAAGATCTGTGATGCCTTCTAAGGCCATAAAAGAAGTAATGCCGCCAAGACCATTCACAAATAATGATTCTCGTGAAGGAGGGCGCGTAAGATGAGTGCGTTTAAGTTTTATTAGCTCGTCATACTCCCAAGGAGCATCCGATAAAACATCCCACAGAGGGTGATTAGGCCAACGTGTTTGCGTTTCATCTTTTGAATTAGGAATGGTTAAACGTAACCAATCGTGAGTTGCGTAGTTCCATAAGTTGTTTAAGTTCGCGAGTAGGTCAGGTATTGATACGATATTGAGTTGTTTTAAGACTTCACGGCGAAACTGAAACTCTAAACGCCAAACAGTTTGTTTTTCATCCCAACCTTCAGATTTCCAAATATCTCTTAGATAATCTTTTTTACTTTTTCTAATCTCTAAAGTTTTATCATAAAGTCGCGCACTCATGGCGCCACCTGAACCAATCACCCAACCCGAAAAAGTGCGTTTATTTGAATAGCGATTAATCAGATGAGCGCGTGACACCCATGCATTATCATTAATACCTTCGAGAGGTTCATTCGTTATAAAATCAATACAGAGATCGACACGACTGATCTTAGGCTCGTCTGTGACATTGCCAATAGTATTAATAACAAACCTTAAATCAGCCTCAAGCGGCTCTACGTCCGAGAAAGTGAGTGATTCACTCGATAGTTGTGCATAAGAAAGAGGCATCGACAGGGCTTCAGGCTTTGAAAGGGAAATCCTTAGCGCACCGTCTTGCAGAACATACGGGAATCGTCCGTCACCTTTACCCATAAGCTCAAAAAGATGTCGACCAAGGGCGACTTGCGCTTGGGATTTTTCCATCTCATCCTCAGACTGCGCCATTATCTTTAATAACTGGAACTTTTTATTCCATTTTTCGTAAAGGTTCCCAGAATATGACAAATACAAACTGTCGATTGAACATCGAAGAATCTTAGTCAAATTAGGATCAATGCAATTATAGGGTGCTGTGTTACTAGGTGGCGCACCTGAGGAATGCCCCGTCTGAAACTGTGGCTGCGCCCCAGACCCAGAAGGGGCTTCATTTTGCTTAGTAGTATTGTTAAGTGAAGTACGAGATTGATTCTCTTGTGGTAATTTCATAGTGTTCATCCATGTTAAGAAGGACAGCCAATCTGTCCTCATGGATATGTAAACTATGCATGTTTAAGAGGTGAATACAGGACGTCAAAATATTTTTGACTTCCCCTGATACTTTCTAAAATCACGTAATCGTTTTGATATATGGCCAACGTCTTCTATACCATGCTCTTTTCCATAGACACCAGTTTTCTCACAAATATCAAAAATTTCTTCATGACTTAAGCTGTCCAACAACCCTTCATCATCAAGAATGAGAAATGTTAACCACAATATTTTATATTTAATCTTTCCCTTACGGAGCGGGTTCTTTAATTGATAAGCTAATATATTAAGGAAGTTTTGATCATTTCCAAACTGTGCTTTAAGCATGCGCTGTTTAAAATAAGGAAGGTTAAGTACTGTTCTATCTATATGCACGGCTTTACAAAAGGCATTATCATCACCATCCTTAGCCATGGAAACTAAGGAGCACATAGTATGACCATGTAACATTAATGCTAAATAATTAAAACTGGAAGTTATCATTCCTAAACAAAAAATAACGGATTGTTTTAATGTCTTATTTTTTTCTTCATTAGATGATTCTTTAAATGATTCTGCTAGTTGCTCAGGAGTACCTATGTCATCAAAATTTAAATTATCTACTTCATTATTTAAAGCTACTATTTCAAGTAATGCAGATTCATAGTCGTCACTTTCTTTTATATTCTTAAGTTTTTCTACGTCAAAAAGCATCAGAGAACTTAATGCACGAAGACGTTGTTCATCTTCGTAATATTCTTGCCAACTTAAGTCCCATTGCAGAAGAAGTGAAATAAATCGTTCGTCTAAATTAATCCATCCTTCATTTTTTTCTAAATAGACGAGAGTTGTATCAAGCTCCGGGACTATAGTAAGAAGTGTTTTAACTATTGTTTTTTTATCAAAAGACATTAGTTTCTAAGCCGGTAATGTATGGACTTATTATATTATCAATTACAGGTATTATTCTGTGGAGCTGTTTTCATCAATATTGGATTTCTTTTCTACAGCAAGGGATGTTAATTTTGATGAATACTTATATCCATATACCTTTTCGTAAGCATCAAGAAATTCTTTGCTATTACGAAAGTCTTTAAAAAGAGGCCAGTCATGATATGCAAGTTCAGAAATTAATTCTCCATCAGTTCCTATCCTTATCATCAGATCTTTCGCTCTCGAAAAATCATCAGTCAAGACTGCATGTGCTAGTTTGAAATCATAAGTTGTTGCCGACCAATCTTTTTTACCAAGTTCTTTTTGTGCCTTCTTGTTGTTTTCTATAGATTTTAATGCAATGGCATAGTTAATAATAAATATGCAATGTGTTTGTTCTGTTGATATTTTAGGGAGTTCAAGTGCAAACTCGCTTAGAGATATTGCTTTACCCCAATTTTCCATATCTAAAAAATCAAAAATCACATTGGTTAAATGTGTGTCTGCATTGTCTAGATCTGTTGGTTGTGTTTTTCTCCATAATGTATGACCTAACATTACAGCGACTTTAGATATTATGAAACAAGTTCTAAAAAGATATACTTTTCCTATTTTTAATTGATCATCTATTAATGGTTCTTTTTTAAATTTGACACCAACGTTTTTACATATATCAAGGTATTGTTTGCTTACAATGCCATCACAATGAGTAAACAAATTTCTACGTTGCGCACTTTCAATAAAGTGTGGCCAGAGGTCAAACTTTGAAAGCTTAATGGAGAACTTATCTTCTAAGTCCTTAAACTGCTCTACATACCCTTTCCTTTTAATAGTCTCAATTTCTTTGTTAAGAGTTTCTTTTCGAAGCTCATCCATAGATTCGTATTGCAAGACTTCAGATAATAAAATTTCTTTGTGTATGTTTTTGTATAGGTCGGGCTTTAATTGGTAAATAACGGATATTAAATCACCGATATATTTATCAAATGCTGCAAACAAATAGATGAATAGGCTTTTTTCAAGTGTATCTACGGGTAAGGAGCTATTATGACGATCAATTTCTTTGAGAGATTTACGAAGATTTTTAAGGTTATGAGGTTTTTTATCAGTATCTACTTCGGCATTAAGAAGCCCTTTATGCATTAATACTTCTGCATCTAGTCTTTTAGCGTTTTCATTATATTTATTTATTGCTACGGGAAGAAAATCATTTGCACAATCTTCGATATCTAGTACTCGATGTAAAAAATTATCAATAACATCACTTATTAGTTTAGAAGATTTAGAATCTTTAGAAGATTCAGAAGATTCAGAAGATTCAGAAGATTCAGAAGATTCAGAAGATTCAGAAGATTCAGAAGATTCAGGCCTGCTGGTATTTATTTCAGAAGTCTCTACTTTATTATTATCTAGCATTTCAGTTTACTCCATGTAACTGCTGATTTACTCATAATTGGTAGCGTTTAATTGGAAAATATATTAGTAAAAAAATATAACGCATTTATTGAGGGGGCTTAATATCTCACGACTATATAAGCAGGTCAAAACTTAATTTTTGTAGTGTTGAATAAACTCTCTACGAGCGATAGCGAGTTTTAGCGAAATATAGGGTGAGGGCGGAGCCATTTAAGTTGTTGATTTTAAATGATTAAATTATACCTTTTAGCCACTACGAACCGAGCGGTCGCACGTTCGAATCGTGCCAGGCGCACCAAATAAGTAAGTCAAATCAAGCAGTTAACGCGTATGTGTTAGCTGCTTTTTTTTGCTTTTTTTTAAGTGTAGCGATATAGT